TTAACCTTGATCTTCTGGGATTTACCGACAGCGAACTAAAAAAACTCTTAGGTAGTCTGGAAACTGAGGAGGATGACTTTGACCTCACCGCTGCCCTGGAAGAAGCAAGCTTTGTGAAGCCGGGCGATATCTGGATAGTTGGCCGTCACCGCTTGATCTGCGGAGATGCAACAAAAAAGGAAGACGTGGAAAAACTGATGGACGGCAAAAAGGCCAATCTCATTCTGACCGATCCGCCTTATGCTGTGAGTTACAAGAGTTCATCAGGACTTTCCATTCAAAACGATAATTTAAAACCCGAGGAATTTTTCAAGTTCCTGCTCTCATCATTCAAGAATATGATCACTGCCTGTGAACCCGGTGCATCCGCCTATGTCTTTCATGCGGATACGGAGGGGCTTGTTTTTAGAAAAGCCTTTGAAGAAGCGGGCTTTCATTTGTCGGGTGTTTGCATCTGGGCGAAGGACTCACTTGTTCTGGGCAGGTCGCCCTATCAGTGGTCGCATGAGCCGATCCTGTTTGGCTGGACGAAAAAAGGTAAGCACCGCTGGTATTCAGGGCGGGCGGAAACCACGGTCTGGCATTTTGACAAGCCAAAGCGAAATGAGAACCATCCGACCTCCAAGCCGATTGACCTCTTGTCTTACCCGATTCAAAATTCGAGTCAGGCAAACGCCATCGTGCTGGATTTATTCGGCGGGAGCGGCTCTACTCTCATCGCCTGTGAGCAAACTGACCGTATCTGCTATATGGCGGAGCTTGATGACAAGTATGCATCCGTCATTCTCCGGCGCTATGTGAAATACAAAAACGGTGTTTCCAATGACGTTTTTGTCCTGCGTGACGGTAAAAAAACCGCCTACGAAAAGCTTGTCAAAACTGTTGAATGATAACCAATTTTGAGCTGTAAATTTGTCGGGTAAATAAGCTGAAATGCCTGATAATAAAGGCTTTTAGGACTTGGCTTTCCTTCCTTTTAGAGCGAACATGTACGTACAAGAACAAGGAGGAAAAGACCATGACAAACAAAGAACTAAAACGACAAAGTTTCCTTGAAGTAACAAAGAACCGCCGGGTAAAACAAGATGCCTTTTACCGGAGATTTCCTGAAAGAAAGCTCTACGACGAAGGTAAAATCGGCTGGAACGAGTACCGGAAGCTCGCCAAAGAGACCAAGGAAAAAGAGCGGGCACACTACCGGGGAAACGCCAACTACGACCTCTACGATGACGGCCTGATTACCTGGGACGAGTTCCAAGACTTGGAAAGAGGGAGGTAAACGAGATGACCAAGTTTTCGATCAAAGAGAGATCACGAAAAGAACTGGCCGAGACTCTGGCTGACCTTCTCGAAACAAAAGCGAAATACCAGGGCGTTCCGACCTGCGCCTACCAAATCGGCGAGACAACGGTAGAGCGTGACGGCACGGTCTTCTGGGATAAAGCACTCAGCGAAAGCCAAATCCATGAGCTGACCGCAAAGCTGGAAGCGGTGGGTTTTCCCTTGACCGACAGCTTTACCATCAGCTTTCCGGATGACAAGATTTCCACCGAGACGCTTGAAAAGCTGGACCTGATCCTTCGCTCCAAGGGCAGCCTCATCAAAAAGGCGCTGGGCGCAGACCGCATCCTCGTGGAGCATGACATCGGGGTAGTCAACTTTCCCTGGTTTGACAGGCTCCTCACAGCCGATGAAGCGAGAATCTACACCGAGTTCATCAGCCTGCTCGTTGCCAGCGCCGGAGCGCAGACCAGAGTTCTTGAGAAAGAAACCAAAACGGACAATGAGAAGTATACCTTCCGCTGTTTTCTCCTGCGCCTTGGCTACATTGGCGACGAGTTCAAGGAAGCAAGAAAGCTGCTCCTGAAAAACCTCGAAGGTTCCTCTGCTTTCCGAAACCCGAAGGAGGCAAAGTGATGAGAGAAATTAGCCAAGCAAGGCTTGAAGCCTTAAGAAAAGAATATTCTGCAGGATGCCGCATTGAACTTTTGAAAATGGATGACCCCTTCGCTCCACCCATCGGCACAAAAGGCACGGTGATCGGTATTGATGACATCGGTTCGATCATGGTCCGCTGGGATGATGGGTCAAGCCTGAACGTTGCCTATGGTGAAGACCAGGTACGGAGGATCAGCCATGAATGAGACCATCAGAGAGCAAATCCTCGCTATCCGGGATACGGGCCTGACAAATATGTTTGATATCAATACTGTTCAGCGGCTGGCCTTTGAGCGGGACTACTTTGAACTGGTCTGCTTTCTGGAGGACGATCCCAAAGCCTATGTCCGCTTCATTTTGACGGGAAAGACGGAGGATTAGGCCATGTGGAAAAAAGGAACTATCGGCATACCGAAAGAAGACGGCGGCTACACCGCCTGCAAATATTGGCTCAAGCATTTTGATAAGCCCAGCGTGTACGGGATTGATAAGGGCAGGATTTCCAAACTCATGCTTAAAATTGACGGCGAGGTCGTCTGCAATTTTGACCGGGGCTGGGATATCAGACCAAGCTCAGAGGATGCAGAAAAGGCACTTGCGATCCTGCTTCACGAATACAACTAAACCTATGATCAATTAGAAGCATCAGCCCTTAGGGGCTTTTGCTCGTAGTGCGGCCTTAGGGGGTCGTTTTTTTATGGGAAGGAGGAAGTGTGAGACAACTGGAAATTTATAAACCGACTCGCTTCATGCTGCCGACTTCCCGCTATGACAAAGCTTCGGCAGATAGGGCGGTTGCTTTTATCAGCTTGCTGAAACATACCAAGGGTGAATGGGCGGGCAAATCCTTTCACCTGATCGACTGGCAGGAGCAGATTGTGCGTGACCTCTTCGGCATCCTAAAACCGAACGGCTACCGCCAGTTCAACACCGCCTATATCGAGATTCCGAAGAAGCAGGGCAAGTCCGAACTGGCCGCGGCGATTGCTCTCTACCTCACCTGCGGTGACTTTGAAAAAGGCGGCGAGATCTATGGCTGTGCCGCTGACCGCCAGCAGGCTTCCATCGTCTTTGATGTGGCTGTCCATATGGTGGAGCAAAACCCAGCATTAAAGGCCAGGATTAAACCTCGGCTTTCTCAGAAAAGACTTATCTATAAACCACTTCACAGTTTCTATCAGGTCTTGTCCTCGGAAGCGTACTCAAAACATGGCCTGAATGTTCACGGCGTGGTCTTCGATGAGCTTCACGCTCAGCCGAACCGCAAACTCTACGATGTGATGACCAAGGGTTCAGGTGATGCGAGAAAACAGCCTTTGTTCTTTCTTATCACGACCGCCGGAACCGATCGGCACTCCATCTGCTGGGAGGTCCATCAAAAAGCGGATGACATCCTGCACGGCAGAAAACGTGACCCGAGTTTTTACCCGGTGATCTACGGCGCAGAAGACGATGAGGACTGGACAGATCCCGATGTCTGGAAGAAAGCAAACCCTTCGCTTGGCGTCACGGTCGATATTGAAAAACTACACATTGCCTGTGAATCAGCCAAGCAGAACCCTGCTGAAGAAAACACCTTCAGACAACTCAGACTCAATCAGTGGGTCAAACAGTCGGTGCGCTGGATGCCAATGGAAGCCTGGGATAAATGCTCCCTTGCTGTTGACCTGGAAGCCCTGGAAGGGCGTATCTGCTACGGCGGGCTAGATCTTTCCAGCACCACCGACCTTACAGCTTTTGTGCTGGTCTTTCCGCCTGATACCGAGGATGGCTCGTTCGATGTGCTGCCCTTTTTCTGGATGCCGGAGGACAATATCCCACTGCGGGTAAACCGAGACCATGTGCCTTATGACCTCTGGGCGAAGGAAGGACAAATCCTCACAACGGAGGGAAATGTCGTCCACTACGGCTTTATCGAAAGCTTTATTGAGGAGTTGGGCGAAAGATATAACATCAAGGAAATCGCCTTTGACCGCTGGGGTGCTGTGCAGATGAGTCAGAACTTAGATGACCTCGGCTTCACGGTCGTTCCTTTCGGTCAAGGCTACAAGGATATGAGTCCGCCTTCCAAGGAACTGATGAAGCTGGTGCTGGAAGGAAAACTCCGCCACGGCGGACATCCGGTATTGCGCTGGTGCGCCGACAATATCTTTATCCGCACCGATCCTGCCGGAAACATCAAGCCTGACAAGGAAAAATCGACCGAACGCATCGACGGTGCAGTGGCGCTCATCATGGCACTTGACCGGGCGATTCGGGGTCAGGCTGGTGACAAGGAAAGCTCTGTCTATGATGAGCGCGGACTTTTACTCTTTTAGAAAGTTGAGGTGATGCCTTCTGGGAATCTTTAAAAATCTATTCAGGAGCCGGGACAAGCCGGAGCTTACGAAACCGAGCACGCCTCGGTTTTTCTTTGCCCCGACATCAAGTGGCAAGCAGGTGACGGAAAAGACGGCCATGCAGTCAGCAGCGGTGTATGCCTGTGTGCGTGTTATCGCCGAGACGATTGCCAGTCTCCCTTTGCACCTCTACCGCTATGTGGATGAGGGCAAGAAGCGTGATCCTAGTCACCCTCTCTATACGCTCCTCCATAATGCACCGAACCCCGAGATGACGAGCTTCATCTTTCGGGAAACCCTTATGACGCATCTTCTTTTATGGGGAAACGCCTATGCTCAGATTTTAAGGAACGGTCACGGTGAGATCGTAGGAATTTATCCGCTTCTTCCGGACAGGATGCAGGTTGCAAGGGATGAGGACAAAAACCTCATCTACCTTTATCAAAGCGGCATGAAGCAGATTGCTTTCCGTCAGGAGGAGATTCTCCATATACCTGGGCTTGGCTTTGACGGCCTTGTCGGTTATTCACCGATTGCGATGGCCAGAAACGCCATCGGGATGGCCATGGCCACCGAGGAATTTGGCTCGTCCTTCTTTTCAAACGGTGCAGCACCGGGCGGAATATTGGAACACCCCGGCACCTTAAAAGACCCGTCCAAGGTCAGAGAAAGCTGGGAGGAGCTTTTCAAAGGTTCGGGCAATGCCAACCGGGTCGCTGTTTTGGAAGAAGGCATGACCTATAAGCAGATCGGCATCCCGCCGAATGAAGCCCAGTTTTTGGAGACGAGAAAGTATCAGACGGAAGAAATCTGCCGCATCTACCGTGTACCGCCCCATCTGGTGGCAGACCTCGACAAGGCGACCTTTTCCAATATTGAACATCAAAGCATCAGCTTTGTCGTTCATACGATAAGGCCCTGGCTCGTGCGTCTGGAACAGGCGATGGACAAAGCTCTGCTCTATCCGGAAGAACAGACCCGGTATTTTGTGGAGTTCAATGTGGACGGGCTTTTGAGGGGCGACTACGAGAGCAGGATGCAGGGCTATGCCACGGCAAGGCAAAACGGCTGGATGAGCGCCAACGATATCCGGCGTTTGGAAAATATGAATCTCATCCCGGATGAGGAAGGAGGCAATTTGTACTTAATCAACGGCAACATGACAAAACTCAAAGACGCCGGGTTATTCGCCGGCCAGGGGGTGAAAGAAAGTGAAGAATAAAAAATTCTGGAAGTTTCTAAACGATCTTCCGGACGAAGAAACCGTCCTCAGATTGGACGGTCCCATTGCAGAAGAGAGCTGGTTTGGCGATGAAGTCACACCGGCTCTTTTTCTTAGCGAACTAAACAGCCATCCGGGCGACCTGACTGTCTGGATTAACAGTCCCGGCGGCGATGTCTTTGCAGCATCCCAGATCTACACCATGCTGATGGATCACAAGGGCAAAGTCACCGTGAAGATAGACGGGCTTGCGGCTTCCGCCGCTTCCGTTATCGCAATGGCGGGAGGCGAAGTTCTGATGAGCCCTTCGTCCATGATGATGATCCATAACCCCATGACGCTCGCTTTCGGCTGGAAGGACGAGATGGAAAAAGCCTTAGATGTCCTTGACGAGGTCAAGGCTTCCATCATCAACGCCTATGAATTAAAAACTGGACTATCCCGAAACAAAATCTCAAGACTGATGGATGACGAGACCTGGATGAATGCCAGGAAAGCGAAAGAACTCGGCTTTTGCGACGCTCTGCTTTTTTCCGAATGGGATGATCCCGACCTCGGTGAAGCAAGTGTCGGCTTTGCCGCAAGACGGACGGCAACCGCTGTCTTAAACAAGGTTTATCCGAAGGTGCCTATGCCGATGGAGCAGGGCACATCCTATTACGAGCTTAAGAAACGGCTCGAATTATTAGGCCATGAAGGAGGCTATTAACGATGAACAAACTGCAGGAACTGAGAAACAAACGCCATGAAGTCTGGAACCAGGCTAAGACCTATCTGGAAGAAAAGCGCAGAGAGGACGGCCTAGTTTCGGCTGAGGACACTGCCGCCTATGAAAAAATGGAACAGGAAGTCGTTGATCTCGGAAAAGAAATCGACCGTCTGGAGCGTCAGCGGGATATGGATATGAAGCTCTCGCAGGCGACCAGTCGTCCCACGGTCACAGACCCGATGAAGGATATGGAGGACAAGACCGGCCGTGGCAGCAAAGAGTACAGCCGTGATTTCTGGAACGTTATGCGAAAGAAGAACGCTGTCATCACGAATGCCCTTCAGGTCGGTACGGATTCCGAAGGCGGCTACCTTGCCCCGGATGAGTTCGAGCAGACGCTGGTGGAAGCCCTCGAAGAAGAAAATATCTTCAGGCAGCTTGCCCACGTCATTCAAACCTCGTCCGGTGACCGCAAGATCCCCGTAGTAGCGACCAAGGGCACGGCAAGCTGGGTCGATGAAGAA